ACGTTTCGTGCTGGGGATCCAGTTTTACGTCAAATGCCTGAATGGCGTTTGCCGCACCCGTCGGCACCGAATCCGTGCCGTAGGTTCCCTCGACCTTCGCGTATAAAATTCCAAGTGCTGATCTCATTTTAAGTCCCCCTTTTTACATAACTGTTTTTGGATTTATTTGAGCGTGGCGGTATTTGACTTCAAGTGTGATGACAAGCCCTACTTCTCCCTGGCCTTCAATCGTATCGAACGGCTCGACGGATGTGACCGTCGTATCGACGGCATTTCCACCGCGTGTGATGTCCTCTTTTAATTTCTTTTTGATGTCGCCCAAGAGACTGTTTAAAACGGTGTCCGGCGCGGACGGCGATCCTTCGTCAATGCGCGTCCAAAGAGTAAGAAAAACTTTCAGACTACAAGTCGTAAGCGGATAAGCGTTGTCCGATCCGTCTTCAGGACCAGAATTGACGATAATCGTCGGAACAGACGCTAAAGTGTTGCCGTTTACGTCCCACTGCTGAACGCTTGCAATGTTATTGTCAAAACCGTTCGCCACTGAAATGAGTGAAAGCGCTGACTTTATGTTTTGGAAAATATTCTCGCGGACGGTATTTGGCATTAGCTTGTCGCCTCCTTCGTCGCCCTCAATAGCGCGTTACTCACAATTCGAATCGCATCGGGTTCCATATCTTTCCAAGTTTTGTAAAAACCAAGGCGCGGCTTGAGCCGTACTTCTTCTTTTAAAACAAATAACGGAGGCAATACGTCCTCGGCTTTTTTTCTTTTTCGGAAAAGATAGGTTTGCCCGCCTACATTCACCGGCATGACGTTCTTCTTTGGCCTGATATCGCGGTTATAAGGCGTCCCGCCAAACTGACGTCTGACGGCTCCCGTAGAAGTCTCCGTTCTTCCCGCGCTTGCGGAGATCGGAACGGCAAGCCTGAGGCCGCCCGTGCCGCGCATAACCCCGCCTTCTTCGTGAAGCTTTGCGATTTTGGAAGAGGTAAATATTTCAACGCCCATTGTTTGGTTATCGGATGGAACGAGAAAAACTCTCTTAAAGCGTCTAAAAAGACCACCCGGACGCGCTTTTACTCCCTCGCCGCCCGAAAGCCGTTCGTCGCGGAATTTCTTTAAGAATTTAAGACTGATATGATCGAGCGCATCGCCAAACTGAAAACGAACGGCCATCGGAAGCTTGCCGAGAGCCGAAAGAACGCGTGATGCGTCGACTTGAGTTTTGATCATTTGATGACCCTCAAATGCCACATCGCATCGTCATGGTGTAAAATCTCGACCACAGTCCAAATGACGGATGCGCCGCCGACCTGAACAGGGAAAGAAACCTTGTCGTTGTTTTTATTAATGGAAGTGACACCGGCCATGGCATCATTGGCGATAAGAATCTCGCAACCGCGGCTTAGTGAAATGTTCTGATCTGGGCCCTTGGACTCAAGCCGCTCACGCACAACAATCGCATTGATTGTTTTCGGAGATCCGCCGTTTGGAGTGTAATCAACCGACTCGGCGAACTCATCGCTGTTGAGAAACGCAACCTTCGCGTCATCTTGCATCTTGGACTTAAGCGTCATGGGCTTTTTTCGCCGTTTCTTTTCTTCATTTCTGTACGAGCTCGGCCAAGACGGACTGCCTTTGAAACATCCGTGAGCGAAAAAGCCCCTGCTAGAGCGCCTTCCATAAGAATCGTCCCAGCAAGAACTTCTTCGCCCCGGATTTTCTTTGTTTCGATTAAGACAAGACAGACCTTTCCCTTGGCCATGGGGAAAATCCCTTACTTTACGATAACTGGCCGATAACGCCGTGTTGCCAGTAGCCGTAGCCAACGTTGCGGCTGGCCTTGATACCAAAAAGCCACTGGTTGTTTTTGAACTCTTCCTCGGAGCCCTCCGCGATGCTCTGGACTTGGATCCCAAGCGACTCATCGTCGGCTTGAGAGGCCCCGTCCAAAAGCTCGGCCTGCCGGATAAAGGGCTTGGCGTTTCCGTCCGTACGGAAAATAGCCAGCTTATCCGTCCAAGTAAGTTCGGGATTGGTTTCAACGCTAATCCTTAAGCCCGAACCCATGAGCGGGTTGTCCCGAACACCCGAGCCGGTGTTCAAGTTCTCTTTTGTGACGGCCTGCATCGCGTTTCCCCACATCCCGACCGGCACCATCACGAGGAATTCCCTGGCGAAGCGGTTCATCGGACGATTCTGGTCGTTCTTCAAGCTGTAAAGATGCTGAATCATCTTGAGGATTACGTCAGCCAGCTCGTTGGCCGTGGGGTTTGTGGGAGTGGCGACGTTGAGCTCCCCAAAGTCGCCTGCGGCGAGTTTATTCTTCTGAGCCGGGCTGTCACCTTCCTGGTGATCCGTATCGAAGAAAAACTGCCCATCATAGCAAGCCGCCGTCTCGCCATTTTGAACGAGTGTCGTAAGAAGCGTCGCCCAATGCGAGATCGCCTCTTCCACCTGCTCTTTGATGCGGATTCTGATCTGCCCCGTTTTATCGCGGCGGATATCATCCACATCGATCCCAAGCGTGGATTCATAAAGCAGGTTTTCAATCGTCACTCCGTTCACACGGAGGCCTTTCGCCTGCCTCTCCCCGATCCAGCGTCTTAAGGCCGGTGAGAACCCAAGCCACTTGTAGTTCTCAAACTGCTGGTTTGAGGGGAAAAGCATACTGATTTTCGGGATCCACGTGACCCCGGTCGCGGCCTCCAAGGCCTCGAAAAACTGGCCGATGACGTCGCGGCTTGAAAGCTGTTTAAGACCCATTTTCATATCCTCCTTTTTTGGTTAAAAATTACAGTGACCTGAGTTGAACGCCTTCGAAGTACACGACACACCGCGTGCCGCTGACCCACCGGGCAACTTTTCCAATTGCCGTATTGCCTGTCGAGGTAAGCGTGAAGGTGTCGTCATCCGACGCATAGACCGTCTGACCGACATCATCGGCAGATGCCACACCCGTGACGTCGAGCTCAATCTTTCCGCGCTCGAAGAGCTTCACTTTCCGGGCGCTTGCCGCTCCGGCCGAATTGTCGCATTGCTCCTTCGCAAACCCCAGAAAGGGATCCAGCGCTACGAGAGGCCTTGCGAGTCCCGCGCCGTTATCGCCCACAGCGGCACCTTCAAAGATGATGTCGCTTGCGATGACAGGAAGTTCGTTAAAATCCCCGATGCCAAAAGCGCGGGGTTTATCTTGTGCGAGTGTTGCCATTTTTTATTTCCTCCTTTTTGAGTGTTTGGTTATTTCTTCAGTTCTTTTACTTGACCGCGCTTCACGGCTTTCACATACGACGTATATGAGCCGAGTGACGAAAATTCCTTTTGAATCCCGGGCTTCGTCTCCCAGTCACGCTTGCACTGCTCCTCGACCGAAAGGTGCGAAGTTTCCGTTCCTTCGCCCCCGTCACCGGGGCCCGGAGTTTTGGGAGCTTGAGTTTCAAGATCCTTAATTCTCTGATCCTTGAACTTCCCCTCTGACGTTTCGAGACTGTCCCCGTTTTCAATGGACGCCTTGGTCAGGGCGCGCATGTTTTGATATTCGGGAAGTTCTGCTTTTCCAAGAATCCCGAGGACACGCTTTCTTTCGGATGTAACGCCATCCTGAGATCCAGCGGTTTTTGCTTCTTTTTGTAACGCGTCAGCCAAATCAGACCGCTCAGTTTGAAGTACCTCGAGTGTTAAGCTTTTAAGATCCATTGGTTCGTTCTCCTTTTTGTTTTCCTCGACTCTTATGTTTTGATATCTCCTAAGAAAAGCACCTGCCTTCTCGACCGCTTCCGGGTTTTGAATGAACCTGTCGAGAAATTCAGCCAAACCCGCCGAAAGTTTTACGTTGTCCGGAAAAAACTTCCCGAAAAACCCCTCATTGGCGGCCGGTTCGTCCACCACATCAACGGACGAAAGCTTGGCGACGCGAAGTCTTTCGGGGAGGGGATTTCCATTCGCATCCTTTTTCGGGGTTTTGCCGTCTGCCTCAAGTTGCTCTTCCAGGTCATATTCCAGAAGAACAACGGATGCCCCGAAAGCTTCCGGGTCGTTTTCGGCCAAGTCCATGACGTAAGTGGCAAGATCCCCGTCCGGGGTCTTATAAGCCGACTCGTCGAAATAAAGATCGGCCCGGACGACTTCTCCTTCTTTGCCGAAATTCCTCACTCTCCCAAGAAATGTCCCGAGCGCTTCGCTCGACATCATGGGATGGCCGAAACGCGATTTAAGACCGATTGTTAAATGATTTCCTGCCTGAATAACTTGATCAAGCGTTGTCTCGTCGATTTCCCAGCCGCGGGCGTCATTGACAAAACCCTTCGTCATGACCGCGAAGCCGCGAATAACCCCTTTCTCGCGGTCAACACCGAAACCTTGTTTGATACCCCTTGCGATTTCCGTCCTTAAAAGCTCGCGTTTCATGTTTCTTTAAGAACTCCCTTTTCCTGTTCGCTCGCCCGCGCCGACCAGCTCTTCTTCAGGCCCCAGGTCTGGGCTCCCGGACGAAGCGCCGAGAATCTTAACGCCGTATTTTTCTTCAAGTTCTTTGACCTTTACCGCTTCGCGGGCGCGCTGTTCAAGTACCTCTTCCCAGTCTTTGCCTTGAGAAGCGGCCTCATCTGCCAAGGTGGATATCCCGATATCAATCGCCATCTCGGAGGACTTGGCTTCTTTCACCGGGTCCACCCACTGCCAGCCGGGCGCGATCCACCGGGCGCGACACCAGTCGCTCTTTTTTTCGTAAAATGACTTCGCGGGCAGTTGGTTTTTTAAAAACGCTTCCTCTTGAAGCATGTCCCATGCGGGTTGGCAGAGTTTTCTTGAAAGCCACGCTTGACGTACCATGAAATAACGTCGTGCCTCAAGAAGCGCCGCCCGGGCGCTTGAGTAATTCGTTTTCGAGAAATCCTTGGCGACGATCTCGTATGGAAGATTAAGCCCCGTTGAAATCGCCCGTAAGATGCGATCCACAAACGGCTCGAACTGACCGCCTGGTCTATTCGGGTTAAAAGCTGAGATATCTTCTCCGGGTCCCAAATAATCGATCATGCCGGGCTCAAGCTCCTGGATCCTTTGACCTTTTGAATTCGTTTCGGAGGTATTGCCGAGAGCTGCCGCGTAGTTGTCGTCTTTTTTGATGAACACCGCAAAACATGCGGCAACCCGCGCCGCGACGAGCTCCGCTTCCATATAGTCGGCAAGATCCTTGAAATAATTCATGACGGGTGCAAAGAAAGGAACGCCTCTCGTCTGCCCGGGGCGGTTCACCCAGTAAAGGTGGATGACGTTTTTTCTTCCGGTGTCGCCTACGGCCGGGATTCGCATGTACTGGCGCTCAGCACCGCGGGATAAAGTAAGATCTCCCGGATGCGTTTTTCGGATGTAGTAAGCGACCGGTTCCCCGCGTTCTCCGATCTCAACGCCGTAGCGGACGTTTTTGTCTGCTCTTTTATCGGGCGGTGTTTCAAGGCGATCTGCTTCCACAATGTCAAAGGCGAGCGAAAAAGGCCGGGATTTGTCGTCCAGCATGAGAGGCAAAAGAATAATCTCCCCGTTTTCGAGGATTTGCCGGTCAACAAGATTTTGGATTTCATAGAAGTCCATGCGGTTTCCGGCATCGGCGAAGGGACACCACTTCTCCCAGTTGTCCTCGGCCGCCTCTTGAAACACGGTCGCTTCATCATCAGATATGCCGAGCTTCTTCGTTTTAACTCGGCTTTGAGGTTTGATTCCCGTGCCCACCGTGTTTGAAGTAACCGTCGTTGTAATTCCAGCGGCGTGCGCGTCATTTCGGTTAAGGTCCCGGCTTCGTTCGCGCAAAACTGGTAGATCAGGCAAGAGATCTTCATCCGCCGAACCCCCGCCCGGCCACCAGCTCGACCGGAGCCTTGTTTTGTCAGCGCCCCGGTAAGACCCGAGCATCGTCTGCGCTCTCCGGAAAGCTTTTCTTTTGTAAGCGGCCTTCGGCGAGAACACGCCGATAACGCTGTCTATGCCTTTGCTGATACGTTCGCCTAGAGTTTCTTTTTGATTCATATAGGATTCTTAAAACTCGCGTAGTTTCTTGCGCCGTTCGGCGTTTGAGATGCGATCTCGCGCTTTAACTGATCCCGCATCTGCCTTAACTCGCTTAAAGATATGTACTGAAGATTGCGGCCGCCGATTGAATACGACTGAACCGCGCCGCCTGTCAGGCGGGCGTTGATCGCGGCCTCAATGTTGTCGAGCATGACTTGAGCGGATACGGCCACCGTGTCTCCTTAAAGGTTTCCTGACAACCAAATAAAAAAGGCAAGAGACTCTAACCTTTTGGGTTGATTCTCTTGCCTTTGCGCAAAGGACTCTTTATTTGGTTGTCAGGATCGCCGGTTCATGAGGCCGACGACGAAAAGCAAAAAACTTAGGATTTCTCCCAAGCTCTATGATACCGCCGTATATTTTTATTTAAAGGGGGTCGTTCCTAATAATTAGGAACAAGCTTTTGACAGGTTTTGGGCAGATTTTAGCCTCCTTAAGCGGCGTTTGGCCTGGGCTAACTGATAACGAAGACACTGATTAATCCCCAAGGCGATTCTTTCTGGCTCGCTTAAGTTTTCGGTATTTGTCTTTTTCATAGATCACCCGTTTCTATTCTTCGGTTATTTCCGGCTGTTTCACCGGATAATCGTTATCAAAAACTCTTTCCCAAAATATCTTTAAAGCATCATCCTCATCTTTGGCATCGACATAGACCGTTAAAATGCATTTGTAATTTTTCATTGATACCTTTCTGCCCGGACTTGTGACCGAGCCGTAGCGTTAACCGGAAGCCTTACGGCCTCCGGCCACTCCGCTTATTTTTCCTTCTTTGTTCCCCAGCCGGACTTCCAGCGCTCAACCGCTTCTTTCATAATCGCCTCGATGCGATCAGGTTTTGCACCACCAACGATCTCGGTAAGCTCGGCTTTATTCATCACGCGGAAGTTTTTGATCCCGCGTGCTTTGACCGCCTCCATCAGCTGATTACGACTTTGACCTTGCGTCCCGGATTTTTGCGCAACGATTTTCTTTCGAAATTCTTCGCTCGCTTTTGTGACCGTTTCTTTTGACGCTAACTCAACCTTCTTGGGTGCGGCCGTTTTGGCCACAGCTTTTTTCTTCTTCGTCATTTCATCCTCCCCTGTTTTGAACCCCAGCCGCTCCAATGCGGCATAACCGCCGGATGCGTTGATCACGACACCGTGATTTTCGCTGAAGTATTTCATTTCGATTCTTTCTTTTCGCCAAGTCCGATGAGACGGCGAACCGTGTCGTTTATGGATTCGCCTTCTTTTTGGTTGCGCTCGATGAGACGCGCCACGTGTTCATCAACTCGGATTATTTTCATAGAATGATCTCCGCACTTTGAACGTCCTTAATCCCGTATCGCTTCAGGTAGTACGTTGAGACCAGTTGAACCTCGATGCGTGGCCTGTTCACGCCAACAAAGAAAAGCTTCCCGTTCTTTTTGGCTACAAAATCGACCGTGCCGATTGTGCACTCATAATTTCTGAGAAGAACTTTATAGCCAAGAACCTGAAGGGTTCCGAAAACGGACTCCGTTGGTAAATTGTTCAAGACGCTCACGCCGACTCTTTCTCATAAGCATCGAGCACCTTGTCCTCGATCTCTTTTTTGACTTCATCGTTCAGCGGCGTCAGAATATCGAACCACCGGCCATCCTTCGACGCCTTGCGCGGCATCGTCACGAACACGCCACGCTTCCCCATAAGGACGTTGAAACCCTTCACGATGATCACGTCTGAGAATTTCACGTCCGCGAAAGCCTTGAGATTTCCGTCGCCTGCAATTTTCCGAATATCAACCACTTCGATGTTTGTCATTTTTACCCTCCTTTAGTTACGACAAAACCGCGGCCGTGAACGACCGAAGTTCCGTCATGCGTTTTCTTAAAGCCTTCACCGCCTCGCCGTATGAGCCGTTAAAGACGAACTCTTTGTCGCCTTCCGTTAAATGGCTTCCGACGATCTGGAAGTGCCAGTAACCGACACCCCGTGGTTTCTTGCCGTGCGCGAATTCGAACTGCGATGTTTTAACCGTGATCTGCATTTGTTTTTGTCTCCTTTTTTCGTTTTCGGGGGGAGGGTGCCATAACGGTTGTAGTTATCAAGTCATTTTAGAGAAAATTAAATCTGCCTTGTTAAGAGGGCAAAAGCGCCTAGTTCTCAACGGATTTGAAGTTGTGGCCATTCTCACAGCGGTGATAACGAATCGGTGGATCCGAAGTATGGACTGGGCATTTTTTCGATCCACAGATCGGACACTTCATAACAACGTAATCAATCGAATTGACTGTTTTTAGTTCCGATTTATTTTTTTCTTCCAGAGGCGGCCGCGGAGTCTTCTTAGAATGATTTGAGATCCAGTTCTTGTGCTTTCCTACCCAAGTCATCTTTGAAACCACCCGGCGGTGTTGCCTCGGTTCCAGCCGCCCGGTGAGTTTGGATTTTTTTGAGGATGACTCTCATCCACCGCTTGTGCGAGTCTGATCCGGCGAACGTCTTCTGGTTTTAAAGTGCTGACTCTCAACATGTCCGCGGCGACGGTAGCGTTTACTTCGCAGTCCCAAAAATGGTTCGGGGTTGCCGAGCCCTTCAGTTGCCACTCTTCCCAGGCCTGGCCTTTTCGTTTATTTCGAATAATGACTTTATGTTCGGAACACATCTGTTTTACGTACTGATCGGAAACGTCTTTATAGATATGCCACTGGCTTCGGTCTTCTTTTTGGGCATTTATCATGCGCGAGATTTTATCTTTGAAAAGTGTGGTATCGACGCGAAAAAGGGACAGGCCTTCCGGGATGACTTGACCGGTTCTTGGATTTCTATCGATTTTTGAAACTAGGTAGGGCGCGCCGCTTAGCCGGTCGACACCCTTTGTAGCTCGTGACCTATCTCGCCATTTCCGGCAAAGCTCATAAACTTCATCTGTTCTAAATCCCGAATCGATACAGGCGAGTCTCACATACGTTTTAAATCCATCCTCGCTCGAATACTCGGTTAGAAAAATATCGGTAATAAGTTCTTCCCAGGTTTCAACGCGAAGCGCTCTGACAAGCCAAGACTCCTCATGAGCTCCCCACGCTCGGATCGTGTAATAAAAGTGATCTTTTTGAACATCGATGCCGGATGTTAAGACAACGGCTTCGGATGGGATTGTCACGGGTGGATAATCGAGCATGAGTTTTAAAATTCGTTTTTCGGAAGTCTCAAGCGCTTTTTCCTCCCATACTTCGGCAAGCCAGGAATTGACGAAGTTCATGAGAAGCTCGGGGCGTCCCTCGCAGTCTAAAAACTCGGCGGCGATATCTGAAAAGGTCTTCCAAGGCGAATAGATCGCATTGATCCAGAATCCGATTTTTCTTGTCACAATTCTTTCGCCGGAGATTTTTCCTTCTTTGTTGATCGTTTGATTTTTTTGAAGCCACCGGCCTTTTAAAAGTATTCGGTGTTTTTGAACATCATCAATCTTGCCTTTGCAGGAAATACACTCATACCAGGCAAGGCGCTTGTCTCTTATCTTTTGGGGTTCTCTTTCTTCTTCTGGAAATTTGATTTGTCCGAATATAAGAACCTGATACTGCCCGCAATAAGGACAGGGCACAAAGAAACGTCGCTGGTCGCTTTGTTCATATTCTCGAAAGATATAGCCCTGGCGCGTGGTGGGTGTTGAAGACTTTACAATTTTCCGGTTCCAAAAAGTGTTCGTGCGCTCTCTGGCAAGCTTGATCGGGTCCGCTTCCCGACCTGAAAACTTTGGGTATTTGTCGACCTCGTCCAAGATTAGGTAGCGGATTGGCTTTGACGCTAAAGCAGCGGGGGAGTTTGCGCCGCAAAAATAAACGATCATGCGGTCGAGCGTTATTTCCTCTTTCTTAAAATTGTCGTCTCGGCCTGTGATGTGTTTTTCCAAAGCTTCTGAGAGTCGAATCATTGGCTGAACGCGCTTCACGTTGACGCTCTCTGCGTCATCGGCGCGAGTGCTCACATAAAGCAAGGGCCCCGGGTCCTGATCGATTAGGTAACCGATGAAATTAAGCTCGGACTCTGTTTTTCCGACTTGCGCCGACATCATGAGAGTTATTTCTTCGACGTCGGAGGCAATAAAAGAATCCATGACGCCGCGAAGATATGGCGTTCTATCCGTGATCCAGCGCCCGGGCTCCGCTGAAATCATGGGATCCAAAACCCTATGCTTGTCCGCCCACTCGGAAACAGTAAAAGCTTCCGGCAGACGCCAAGCATTGCGCTCAAGGGTCGACCAGATCAACGCTGTCTGGTTCGCTACTGACAATTCCGTCTCCGCCCCTTGCAAAATCGTTTATTATTTCTTCGATCCTAATTTTTATAATTTCTTTGGCTTTATCGACCTCGAGATTGACCACCTGCGGGGCAAGCCGATCCGGCAAACCAAGAAGCGCTTTTTTTACGGTGAGAATCCTTTGCACGCGCCCTTCTTCGACCTCTTCGCGTGTTACAAGCTCTCCCAGCGCTTTTCGATAGTCGATTTCGGCCAAGAGCGCTTTGTATTGCCGGTAGTGGGTTTCCCAGTGATGTTTTTGTTTGCCTTCTTCCCCGCCCTCGCCGTCCTTATCAAGTTTCCATCTGTAAATTTCTGAAAGATCATAGCCTCCCTCTTTTCGCACCGGCATTCCGTGCTTAGTCCAATTACGAATCGTTCGGACTGAAACACCGAAAGTCTTTGCGACGTCTTTCTGGGATTCGACGACACCGGCCGGAAGCTCGGTGTGTTCAAGCTGTTTTAATTCTTCAAGCTCTGATTTTGTTAAAGAGGACTTTTGAAGCTTTTCAAGAAGGTAGGCGTGTCGCTTCTTTTTGGCGATCTCGACAATATCAAATTTTTTCTTTTCGGGTTCGGCATTCAAGGCAAATCTCTCATTTGCATCCCCTTTGTATGCTCGTAGAGCTCAACGATAAATCTTTTAATATCGGTGGAGAGTTTTTTATGGTTGATTCTCGATCCATAGTTAAATTTGGGGTCACTCACCGCATGTAAAAAGGCCTTATCAATCTTCTGCTTGAAAGTTTTCTCAATATCTTTAGCTTCGTAGTAGCCTGCCTTTGCCAAAAGCTCTTGTATGAAAACGTTGTAATAATCGCTAAGTACGCGAAGCCGCTCAGGGGTGGGAAGCCTTCTACGTGCGCCGGTTTCCAACTGCGATAAATAAGCATTGGAAATGCCCGTTGCTTTCTCGACTTTTAACAAACTGACACCTTTTTCCTCTCTAAGTGATTTCAAGTACCGCCCAAAGGGATAGCATGATTTCGCTTTGACTTTTAAAACGCTCATCTCAACACCTCCGCTTTTTTGCCGGTAAAGTCCTCCCAACGTTTCACAGCAACATCACAAAAATGGGGTTCAATTTCCATGGCGAAAACGCGGCGGTTCACACGCTCACCCGCGATAATCTGCGATCCCGACCCCGAAAAGGGCTCATAGCAAATATCGCCGGGTTGGGTGTGGATCCTCATTGGAATTGCAAATAGCTCGGTGGGCTTTGCAGTCGGGTGAAGCTTGCCGTTATTTCGTTTCTTGCCGTCAAAATCCACTTCCCAGATATCCGAGTAATAGGCGGGGTCCATCGGGTCGCCCGAGCGAAGTAAATCTACTTTCCAAACGGTGCTGTTGTTGAGTGTATTTTTATCGCTCCATTTCGAGACCGAGTTTAAATTCGGTTTAAAACCTTTCTTCCAGCCGAAAAGACACGGCTCATGTCTCCACGGAAAATAGGCGTAGGTCATAAGGATTGCTGGCTTCACCCAAATAATTGTCTGGTGAACCATGATCCCTAAACTCTCTAAGATTTCGTTGATGACTTTGACGCGCTTGTCTGCGTGCCACATATAAATCGCGACGTTCGGTTCAACAAACTGAAAGCCGACTTCATAGATCGACCGAAAAAAACCTTCAATGTCTTTAATTTCAATCTCGTGATATTTATCCGACCAGTCCTTCCCGCCGCCCGGGCGATCCTTTCCGGTGTAGTCCACAAGGTACGGCGGGTCCGTTGAAAAGAGTTTCGCCTTTTCGCCGTTAAAAAGTTTTGCGACGTCATCGACTTTCGTGCTGTCTCCGCACATAAGCCGATGCGTCCCAAGCTCCCATATGTCGCCGGGTTTTGTAACCGGAGGAACACCGGACGGAATATCGTCGGGTGCAGTGTTGCCGGTGCCGTTATTTTCGATTTCGAATTCCGCGACTTCTTTTCGAAGCTCATCAAGCCTTAGGGCAAGATATTCTTCAGGCGCTTCTTGGCGAAGCTTCTCCAAAATCGGGATGATCGCGGCGGTGAAAGCCCCGACGATCTGCTGGTTATTCATCGTGACAGCCAAAGATTTATGGCCGAGATCATCAAGATCGACGATGATGCAGTCGGCTTCCGTGATCCCGGCATCCGTGAGCGCTTTGTAACGCTGGTGGCCTGACACAAGCGTCATATTGCGTTTATTTACAATGAGAAGATCGACATACCCGAAGCGTTCTAGGCTTGCTTTTAACCCCGAAAAAGCCTCAGAGGAAATTTCCCGAGGATTTTCCGGGTCGGGCTTCAAAGAGGAAAGGAGGAACTTCCTAATTTCCGGTTGTTTGATCTCGCCTGGCATCTTAAATTCTCCTTTTTTGAGTTAAAAAACTGCTATAACACCCTTTAAAATTAAAGGGTTGTGTCATTTCTACCCGTCACACCAAACGATACTGATCCAAACCCAAGAGGAAAGGAAACCCAAAAAAGAAGTTTTTTCGCAGAGGAAGCGAACGCCTCGCCCGACCCGCTTACGCCACCCGCCCCCTAAGGACCCGTTAAAATGTAACGCAACTCGTGAGCACGGCAGCTGCCAGCCAATAGACAGCTCGCTTTATATCTCCGCAACACAGGTAGACCAGCGACGCCCAGACGTCGAGTGAGATTAAAATGATCGGAAAGAAGTACTGCATTTAGTGGTGCCTCCCGTTGCTATTCAGCCCCGCAAAGAAGCGGCTGGATTCGATGTTGACTGTCGTCTTAAACCATGGCCAAGGACTTCTTATCTTGGCTTTGTTCTTTTTAAACTGTCGGCATACCTTGATGAGGACATCCGGGTGAGGTGGATATCCCTTTTCGATCTTGTGATGTAAAACAAACCTGAATAAATCGAAGTCTTTAACCTGCTTCGATAGCACTTCGAGATCCTGAAACGCTTTCATTTCAGGCATGGGATAGGGCAACTCTTTCTCGGTTATCCACAGAATCTTTACTTCTTCGCCTGTTTCTTTTTCTTTAAGTATCTCTTGTTCAACTATCTCTTGTTCGGGTGACACGGGTGTCACTAGTGGTGGTGACATGGGTGTCACTACTCTGGTGTCACGCTTGTCACTGGTGACACCGATGTCACTAGTCGCCTGTGGATAACTTTGTTGCGTTGGAACGTTCAAGAGTTTATAAATGTTGGCCTTGCCCTTTTTTCGTTCGATTGAAACGGCGTGTAATTTTTCGAGTTCTTTTATCGCCCGCATGATCGTGCGGCGTGAGACGCCGCAGTGATTGGCGAGTGTGGTGACCGACGGAAAACAATTCTGCGCTTTAAAATTGGCGTAATAACAAAGCCATGAATAAACCGTGACACCCATCGTGCCGGTCGATTCGCTGATGAGCTTTAACGCCGCTTTGTCTATCCAGAGGAATTTGCCGTCGCGTAGATCGCGGATCTCAATTTTTTCGAAGCTCACTTATTTCTTCTGTTTCTTCTTTTTCGGTTTCTTACAATTAGCGTCCTTAAGTTTTTGGCGATTGTACTGGCTCATGTTTTTGTAAATCTTCTTTAAGCCTTTCATGACTTTCATGGTGTGGCTTCCTTCGATTTACGTTCATAGCTGAACTTTTTTCGTCCGACCTCCTTCGTCATAAAGCGCATGAAAATCTGGGCGACGTGTTCGCCTATCTCGCAAGAAACGTCCACGACCACCCGGTTTCCGGCTTCGATGTAACCGATGTCTTTGACGTTCATCTTTTCCACGCCGTGAATACCCTCGGCGGCCGAGATCGCGAGAACAAGCCTGCTCTCAATCAACTCTGCGGGCACATCTTTCTTAAAACTGAACTTTCCAACTTCGCCCATTTTTCTTCTCCTTTTCGGTTAAATTTTTATTTCAGGTAATGTTCAAGGCCGTCTTTTCGGAATACTTCGTGGATACGCTTTACTTCTTCCTGAAGAGTGCTACGCGGAACGCTCATGTGTTTACTCGCCTCCGATACGGTCAAGCCTTCTTCACCCAAGAGTCGGCAGAGTTCCTTTTGCCGAGAGGACATTTTGTAAAATGCTTTTTGTAACGCCAGGGATAGATCCGAATTTGTGACCGTCTGCCGTGCATCGCCTTCTACGCCGATAAGTTTTTCCATCGTTTCCGTTTCGCCTTCTTCCAACAAAGCGTTTAGTGAAATACTTTTGAGATTCGTCTGTCTTTTCTTGGCCGATTTTTTCTCGAGGATGTTCAAGAGTTTGTTTTTAACCACCCGCTTCATGAAGGTCTTTAAAGTCACTTCCCGTGCCGGATTAAACTGGTCTTTCACGAAAAACCAATGAGCTAAACACTCTTGTAAAAGATCTTCAAAACCCTCTTGAGCCAAGCCCTTCGAACCGTTCTGGAATTCCCGAACCAGGCACCTTGCAACGGTCACTTCCCAATCTTCAAATAGTCCTTTGTAGTGTTGGCTGATTGAGACGCTCCTTTTAGAGCCTCAACCCAAGCCGTATTTGTCGCTTCATTCACAGGCCTTCGGTTTAAGGAAAATTTCTTCCCGGCCGGAGATTTCATTAGCCGAAAGTTCTCTTTTGAGAATTCCGGCCAAAACCGAAACAAAAGCCTGTGTGATTTTCTCGTTATTTAGTCGCCGCGCCGCGCCTTCTAAAGGTTTTGGTGAATAGCAAGCAACAAACTTGCGATCTCCAAATCGTTTTTTGAAATTGTTGGTAAGCTGCCTGCCCATGGTCTTGTCTCCACCAGACCCTTACAGGAGCTTTCTGAAAAATGACGGAAAAAATCCCTTGGCCTTAAATTTTCTCGACGTTCCAGCAAAATTTTCTGTATAGGACTAGCGGGGAGCTAGGCCTTTAAAGTAACGAAAAAAATCTATAACCAATTGGTATAGATTGACTTATAGTGCTTTAAATTATAGGGTCGGGGCCAAAAGCGAGACGATGGCTATCCAGGAGGAAGCAGCTTGATCCTAAACACCAAACCGAATAAGAAAAAACGTTACATCATTTATACCCGATGCTCTACAGACGACCAAGCACAAGGTGATTTCACTACACTCGACGCCCAAGCCCACCATTGCAAGAATATGATCGATGCTTTTGGGTACGAGCTTGCCGATTTTGGCAAAAAAGGCATTATCAATGATGACGGATATTCAGGCAAAGATTTAAACCGGCCCGGAATTCAATCGATCCTCAATGACATTCAAGGCAAGAAATCGTTTGATGGCGTAATTTTCTTTAGACTCGATCGTCTCACAAGAAATCCCCGCGACCTTTATTCGCTGATCGATCTTTTTCGTGACAAAGAAATAGACTTCGTATCGGTGAGAGAAAATCTGGATAGCTCAACGGCAATCGGGCGGGTTGTTATTGGAATTCTGGGGTTATTATCTGCTTTCGAGCGCGAGCTGACCGGCGAGCGCGTCAAAGCGTCTTGTATCGCCCGGGTGCGCCAAGGCAAGTGGATAGGCGGGTTGCTTCCCTTCGGATATAAACTCATAAATGATGGTCCGCCCCTACCGAACGGCCGGCAACCTCACAAGATCCTCATCGATGAAACCGTCGCTCCGCAACTAAGAACAATCTGGGAAATGGCCGCGGACAATAAACCTTTGAGCGAAATAGGCAGTGCGCTTTCGCGGATGGAACTTAGGACTCCCCAAGGCAAGATCTGGCGAAAACAAAGCATCTCCGCGATTTTAAAAAATCCCTTCTACAAAGGAATCATGCGATACAACGGCGAAACGCACCGCGGCAACCACGAAGCCATCATCGATGATGCTTTGTGGGATCTGGCGAATAAAATGTCTCTCGGGAAAATACCCGGCCATCGGTTCGTTAAAAGACCGAAAGATCATACCTATTTATTAAATGGACTTGTGAGATGCGGAAAATGCGGAAGCCACTACATCACTTATTTTGTCTACGGTCGCGGCCGCAATAAATTCTATTACTACATCTGTACTCGGATGATGCAAAAGATGGGCTGCGACGGCGCAAAACTTCCCGCCATCGGGTTTGAAGATGCCTTGATTGATTTCTTTAAACGCGCATCCAAGGATCAGGACATCATTATAAAAGCCATTGGTGACGCGATCCGCGATTCCCGTGAAAAACTGGATAAAGTCGAAAAAGAAATCAAACCGATCGAGAAAAAATTAAAAATCTCAAGAGAAGCCGCCGAGAAGCTACTTTCTCTTGCAATGGGAAACACCATCTCCAAAGGCCCTATTTACAAAGCAAAAATGGACGCCTTGGATATCGAAATCTTGACGCTCCAGGATAAACTCTCAAAGCTCGAAGCCCAGCGAAACGTGGCGCAACTCTCGGCCAATTCCGGCGAATTTTTGTACTCAAACATTAAGCTCGCCTTGAAATACCTCGATCAGGCCCCGCCCGAAGCCCAAAAAGCCCTTCTACACGCCCTTATCAAGTCGGTGACGGTATTTGACGACTACGTCGAGCTTCGAATGTACGTAGGCCAGCCTTTTGAGGAAATTGCCGCAAGTTTACCCACGATCCCCAAAGACAACCGCGAAAACGCCCCTAAAAGCAAAACAACCCCACAGGACAATGCCTGTGAGGTTGTTGCTGGTTGTTTGGATGCTCATGGTGCGAATGAGCGTCCAAATTGGCTCCCAAGGCAGGACTCGAACCTGCGACATGCTCGTTACACTTACCCACCACTTTCGTGATGGAGTGGACTATATCATGATCCAACTAATGCTGGACCCAGGGGGCTTCCACGTTTTTTAGGCGTGTACTCCCTTTCGGGATAGTCTCTGAACCTTCCCGCCAAAAATCAGCGGGCTTGGCTGCGGATTACCGTGACCCTTTCGGGTTTTAGGCTTCCCGCAATTCACCCTGTTTTTCAACCGGACTCTCATCCGGAAGCTGCGTCATACCGGCCTCAATTTCGCGATGGCAGTTAGCGCAAACAAGCGCACATTTGTCCGCTTCCTTCTTCACTGCATCCCACGATCGGGTATACCCTTTCGCGCCGATCCCGAAACTTTTGGTCTTGGGATCTTTATGATGCAGATCTAGCGCCCAAACGCACTTCTTGTACCCACAAATTTCACATTGACCACCCTTGTACGAAACCGCAAATTCTTTGATTTTGCGTCTTCGCTTGGCAACAGCCAATTTAAGGTACTCAGCGCGATCTTTGTAGGTCCGCTTTTCCACCCTCTCTCCATTGAACCCAGTAGTCTCTCACAGCGAGCCGCTCTACCAGCTGAGCTACTTGGGAATAATTTGTTTCACAAATTATTCTCCGCCAACGCCTTAATGGCGGAGAAAAATCACTAAACGAGATTATCTAAAACTATCCGGCCTTTGCCGGACTTCAAAAATCTTTCGCGCTTCAGCGCGAGTGTCTTACTTTCAAACTCTTCGCTTCGTAGTACCTTGAACGGCTTATGGGCCCGCGTCCAAGGCGTGGAACCAGATTTATGGTCAGAGAGCCTCTCTTCCAAACTTTGAGAAGTGACTCCCACATATCTCTTTCCACTCTTCAAACTTTTCAACACGTATACACGGTACATAATCTTGCTTCGCTTGCGCCACTAAGACGTTGGCGCACCGCCTGCGGGCGGACTTGGTCATAAACTTTATAATTATCAAAATGAAAAAGGGACGCGGTGTTCAGCGTCCCTCTTCGCGCCGCGTCCCTTGCGGGCCGGCGCTAATTATTATTTCGGTCTGAGACTGAAAGGTAAAAATTCATGAACGAGGCGGTCACGAGCACGCCCAAAAACGCGTTCACGAGCCCTGACAACAGAGCGAATACGACCTGCGTCGCCATCGGAGCCTTGAGGACGATACTGACACCGGCCAAAAGGCCGCCCAGCACGAGCCCGATGCCAAACCCGATCACGACCATCAAAAGCGAGATACCCAGCAAAGTCAGGATATTTTTTTTCACCAGCTTGATACTCGTCTTGATCGCGCCGCCGACCGTCTGTTCATCGGCAATGACTGCATAAGGCGCCAGAAAAAGAAGCACAACGAAGTAAACACCGAGTGCCGCCAGAAGAATTGTGACAGGCACGGCTATATAGGAGCTGATCGCGCCCAAAAGCCCGGCCACTACCGCAGCCAAGAGAATCGTCGCGCCGACAACAGCGGCGATGATCAACCCTAAGAGTAAAAGTTTCACATAGTACTTGCCTGCCCCGGCGAGGAAATTCGGGAGCGCGGCGCTGCCTGTCTTTAGGGAATCGCGGACGTAGGCCATGGAACCGCCCTGAAAATAAATGGTCAACAGAACAAAAACTCCGCTGACGACCATGAGCGCCGGAGAGGGCGGAGGAGGTGTGTCGCCCGGAGCTACAGCGCTCTGGGGACCCAAAAAGATATTTAAAAGATTAAAAATTGCCCCGAATATGAATAAAAGGATGATAAGGCCTAGGCTTTTTTTGCAGACTGCAAAGCCCTTAGAAATCGCTTCCCCTATTCCCATGAATCTCTCCTCTTTTTACGTAATATCAAGCCTTGGCTAGAGTAACACGGATCATATTTCCTGTCTATGCTTGAACGCCCGGGCGAGGCTGGCCTTGTCTACAAACTCAAGAGAACTGCCCACTGGCACGCCATGGGCGATGCGCGTAACCTTTAATTTCAGGGTCTTAAGCTGTCGGGTGAGATAAGCCGCTGTGGCGTCCCCTTCGCTGTCGGAGGGCATGGCCAAAACAATCTCGCGAAAACCATCTTCTTTGAGGCGCTGAAAGAGTTCCTTGATACGAATGTCCTTTGGCCCGATGCCCTCCAGCGGCGAAAGTGCCCCCATCAGCACATGGTAAATGCCGGAAAAATCCCCGGACTTTTCGACCGCGATGACGTCCTTGGGGTCCTGAACGACGCACAAAAGCGAGTGATCGCGCGAAGCATCCGAACAGATGTGACACACCTTGTCTTCGCTCAGATTAAAGCAGACCTGGCAGTAATGGATATGCTCGTTGACCCTGAGAAGAAGCCGGGCCATCTCCTCCACCTGCTCGCGCGGTGCGGAAAGAATGAATAAGGTAAAACGTTCGGCCGTGCGCTTCCCCACGCCGGGAAGCCGCGAGAAAGCCTCGATCAATTGCAGCATCGACTCAGGATATGACACGAGGTTCCTTTATTATTGTATGAGACGGCCGCCGAACATATTCATGGCGGATTGGATCGTCGGGTCCGGAGCGGCGGGCACAACAGGCGCCTCCGGCTGGTTTTTTTCCGGCGCGCCTTCAATTTCATGGACGAGTTCAAAGCCGATAATCGCCGGCCGGCCGAGGATCTTGGAAAGGTGTTTCTCAAGCATGAGCCGATTGTCAGTCATCTCGAGCGTTTCTTTGAGAAAAGAGTGCCGCTCCGGAAAGCAGACCGTCGCGCGGCCGTTCGCAAAGCTTCCGGGCTCGCCTTCAGCTAGATAGGAGCCCGCCGATATTTTTTCGCCCTTTACCGATTGCACGAACTCGGCCCAAACCGATTCAAAAGAGACGGCGTTATCAGAATATACGGACGGGACGGGCACAATCTCCGCATCTGACGGCGGCAGTTCTTCATCCTCCGTCTCTTTTTTCAGCGAAGCGGAACGTTTGGCCAGAGGAACGCTTGGTGTCGCGGCCCGGTGAGGAGATCCCTCGACGCGTGGTTCGACCCGGCTCACCACTTGCTCAGGACTTTTTTTTTCCGCCGCTTTCAGCGCGGAGAGCGCTTCGGCGAGGTCCTGCATCGGCGCGCGCGAGGCGATCTTGATAAGGGCGATCTCCAGAGGAATGCGCTTCATTTCGAAGCGCCGCAGCGTCTGCAAGGTGTGCATCATCACGCTGAAAAAATAGAAAAGCTCATCGCGACTGAACAGGTCCTTCTGCGCTAACAGGTTCTTTTTGTAAGTCTCGGTCGAATCGACCAGTTCCAGCAGCTCCGGCGACACCTGCACAAAAAGAAGGTTGCGGGCATGTTCGATCATTTTCTCAGCGAAAAGCGTGGGCTCTTTTCCGTCGGAGAGGATGCCTTCCAGCGCCTTAAGCGCTCCCTTCGCGTCCTTTTTGGCCAAAGATGCGGTCAAGGACACCAGGCTCTCTTCCTCGAGAACGCCCAGCGAGGCGATGACATCGGCGCGAGTGATCTTGTCTTCGCTCGAAGCGGCAATCTGGTCGAGGATGGTCTGGCTGTCACGCAGACTGCCGTCGGCCGCCTTGGCAATGACATAAAGCGCCTCTTCCTCAGCCTTGATCTTTTCCTTCTTGCAGAGGTCCTTCAGCACTTCGACGATGCGCTCAGTCTGAATCCGGCGAAAATCGAAACGCTGGCAACGCGACAGGATGGTCGCGGGCACTTTCTGCGCGGCGGTCGTCGCGAAGATGAACTTCACATAGGCCGGCGGCTCCTCAAGCGTCTTTAAGAGCGCGTTGAAACCGTCGGATGTGATCTGGTGCACCTCATCGATGATATAAATTTTGAACTTGCCGGAAGTGGGCGCGAAACGCACATTGTCGCGCAGGGCGCGTATCTCATCGATGCCGCGGTTGGACGCGCCGTCGATTTCAAGCACATCCAGCGCGCGGGAGTTCTCGATCTCAACACAGGCCGGACATTTTCCGCAAGGCGTCACGGTAGGGCCGTCTTTGCAGTTCAAGGCCTTCGCAAAGATACGGGCCATCGATGTCTTGCCGACGCCGCGCGGTCCCGTGAAAAGATAGGCGTGGCCCGTTTTCTTTAATTGGATGGCGTTCTTGAGAGTGGTCGCGACCGGTTCTTGTCCCGCAACGTCGTTGAACGTCTGGGGGCGGTATTTTCTGGCTAGGACGAGATACGGTTTGGATTCCATCGAGGCCTATTCTATCAAAAAATTGCTGCGGAGAACCTTAAATCCTTTGCGGGCTACGCGGAAGATTCCGCGGAAAGGTGCGCGTGACGCGGAGACGGGTCCTTGAGACCGAGGACATATTTTCTCGTGAACGAGAACTTCTCCATCATGGCCTGGAGGCCGATCGAAATCACAACCGCGCAGACCATGTAGGTCACGAACAGCAGACCGTCGCCCGAGATATGAAAGTGTTCGAACACCATCCTGGGCAGTGCGGATGAGATCTTATTGAATATATGGATCCCGAAAGCATAGTAGCCGATCTTGGCCAGCAATGGCACGGCCCGCCGGAAATAGAAAATCAGCGGGACGGTCGTACAAGAAATGGTCATCGTGATGATGCTGTATAGCGGCTCCGGAGTCCCCCCGGGGACAGGCCGGATATAGTAGTAGACGTATAAAGCGTAGGCCAGCAGTGTCGCGGCGAAATAAAAAAATATCATACGCCGGTTAAAGAGCTCTTTTGAGAAGCGGCGCATGCCGTAACCCAAGATAAAAAAAGGCATCAGAAAGTTGACCCCGAATATTGAAAATAGCCGTGTCGGTTCAAGGGTCTTGCACATCACGATCGCCAAACAAAGCCATCCGAACCATTTCCGGGGCGTGTCCAATTGTTTGTATGCGTCGAGGATCCCCACCAGGATAAATATCCAAAATATGGAGTACAGGAACCAGAACTGGTCCATCGGCCAAAGAAAGACCCTATAGATCTCATGCAGCGGGTATTTGCCCTTGTCCGATACCAGCGAAAAAAATGCGTATTGCATGGCAGAAACGACCGCGAAAGGAATCAGGATGCGGCGGGCTTTCCCGGTGACAAGTTTTTTAAACGTGGCTTGGGTGGCCGGAGACGAAGCGTACAGATACGACGAAATGACAGTAAAAAGAGGCATCCGGATCGGCCTCAGACAGTAGTAAAGGAACCTCAGCCCGGACGCGATGATACTATCGCCGCCTCCACGCATGTCATCGGTGATGACATAGCCGGATACGACCAGCAGGATGGCGACCCCCCTGAGCGTCTCAATAGAGAGGTCTTTGACCTTTTCTTTTTTATGTGAAGTTGCCTGTGTCATTGGGAAGTGCCATGGATTTAGTGGCGGAGAGACAGGGATTCGAACCCTGGAACCCTTGCGGGTTACACGCTTTCCAGGCGTGCCGTTTCAGCCTCTCACGCATCTCTCCTGAAGCCTCGAACGAAGGCGCATTATACCA